TTACTCGATGTCCCCAGTAAAGTCACCGTCCCTTGGGAAGTAAACGAAGGTACATTTTATAAGCATCAGAATGCTGGACTATATAATGAGGATGGGAACATATGCTGCCACAACAGACACATCTTCACGGAACAAGGATGTGTGTATGCTCCCGTCAGTGTGGCGGCTCACTTCAGTAAAGAGGTAGAGTGTCCTGAACATAAAGGTATTGAAACCTTTGGATTCCATTATCATTTTCAAGATATACGATGAAACCAGCGAAAATATATCCACTATGGTGGAACCCTTGGGGTGATCAAGGATTGGATTTTGATTGTAAGGTCAGTATTTCTATTGACAATCTTACATATGATAAGGATGCAGACTATAAGATATTATTTCTAGCAGAACCTTTAGCAATCTTACCTACCGTAAGTGAAGGTGCGTTGAAGAATGCATATAAGTTTGATAAGATATACACATTTACACAGTCTATACTGGATAAGTATCCTACTGCAGAATTATTTGAGTGGGGATCTAGTTGGTTAGATTTCAAGGATCTAAAGGTTGCAAAGAAGAATAATGTTTCCTTTGTTACTAGTAGCAAGAGTCAGAGTTTAGGACATCAGTTACGACTACAGATCAATGACCTGTTGAAAAGATTTGATGTATCTAATGGTCTTCAATACTATTCACACTTGTCTCCACCATTTCATCATAGAAGAAATGATTTCTTTGAGTCATCAAAGTTTCATATAGCAGCAGAGAACTCTAGACAAAAAAATTATTTTACCGAAAAAATTATAGATTGTTTTGCCTCCAAGACTGTACCAATATACTATGGTTGTCCTAATCTTGGTGATTGGTTTCACATGGATGGTGTTATAACTTTTCAAGATCTTGATGAGTTAGAACTAATCATTAAGAAGTTAGATGCAGATGCATATGACTGGAGGAAGGATGCTATTGATCATAACTATGAGATTGCTAAGAAGTTTCATAGTGACAATGATGTAGTACCTAGGCTAACCCGTAAAATTATGGAGGAAGTGAACCATGCCACTGCACGGATCCAATCAAACTAATTACATAAAAAAAGACTATGAATTTCTGAAGGTAAAACCTGAAGGGATGATAGATCTGAAGAAGAACTACTCTCAAGTATGGCAAGACATATTTGCATTGGTTGTCAATGATGCAAAGAGAGATGGAACATTCATAGAGATAGGTGGTGCTCAACCATTCATAGGTAACAACACTTGGTTATTAGAGAAAGAATACAACTGGAGAGGATTTTCTGTAGAATTAGATGAGGAGTTATGTAAGATGTGGATGGGTCAGAGACCCAATACACATTTGTTTGTTGACGATGCTAATGTAGTAGATTATGTTGCAGCATGTGATAAGTTTGACTTACCATATCACATGGACTACCTGTCATTTGACCTTGAACCACCAGAAGTTACTTTAGATGTACTAAAGAAGTTTCCATTGGATAAGTTATCATTCAATTGTATTACCTATGAGCATGATATGTATCGTCAGTGGGGTGATACGGCAGGACACCGTGATATATTCTCAAAGCATGGGTATGATTTAGTAGGATTCCAGATACATAATGGTCCTTGTTGTATGGAAGATTGGTATGTGCATGATAGTGTATCTAATGAAATTAGAAATGCACTTAGAAGTTATGCATGTCAACCTTATGAAGTGGTGTTAGATCTATGAAGGTAAGTTATTGTATACCCACTCATGATGGGAACGCAAAGTGTCAACAGTATCTCTTTGATATCTTCTTTGCACTAGAGCATCAAACCAATAAGAATTTTAACGTTTGGATCTCTGATCATAGTAAGTCTAATAAAATACTAAAGGCGTGTGAAGAATATGCTGACCTGTTTGAAATCAATTACGTAAAAAATGATTCATCTCTTGGGAATATTAGTAGTAATACTAATAATGCAATGCTATGTGCTGATGGTGATATCCTAAAGGTATTGTTTTCAGATGATATTATTCTTACTAAGAATCTAACGGAAGAACTTGACAGAGCATTTACTAAGGGTGTAAAATGGGCTGTGACTGGATTCGCTCATACTATAGACGATGGTAGGAGTCATTACAATCCAAAGTTTCCTGTATATAATGACAGGTTACTGGAGGGTGTTAATACATTGAGTTCTCCTTCTATTCTTGCTGTTCGTAAGGATTTGAAAGAGTATTTTGATGAGGATTTAGTCATGCTTATGGATTGTGATATGTATTACAGACTCTATAAATATCATGGAGAACCGTTGGTACTACAAGATTATCACATCTCTAATAGAGAACATAAGAACCAAACACAAAGATCAAACGAACACCTCCTACCAAAGGAGATTGAATACTTGAAGAAGAAACATTCAGCATGACTATAGGATTCAACCATTTGGGAAGACATGGACGACTGGGTAACCAGATGTTCCAGTACGCAGGACTACGAGGCATTGCTGCTCATCGTGGTTTTGATTTTATGATACCTCCTAGCGATTTCAAAGATGAGTGGAAAGATCATCAGTTGTTTGAAGCATTCAAACTAAAGAGTCTTACTAATATTGGAACGTGTGCTGGTCCTTATGTACAGGAGGCACACTTTCATTATGATCCTAATCTATTTGATACTATGCCCGACGGACATAATGTCTATGGATATCTTCAAAGCACTAAATGGTTTGAACATATAGAGGATAGTATTAGAGAAGATTTTGAGTTCAAGAATGATATCTATAATCCATGTAAGGAGATGATGGATACCGTAGATAATCCAATAGCATTACATGTTCGTAGAGGAGATTATATAACAAATTCAGATAACCATCCACCATGCACAAAAGAATACTATGATACTGCACTGTCAAACTTTAGTAACAATCGTACAGTGGTTGTTTTTTCTGACGATCCTGAATGGTGTACTACTGAGTTCCCTGACGACAGGTTCCTTATCTCAGAAGGTGGTGACAATCTTGCAGACTTGTGCATGATGTCTATGTGTAGTGACTTTATCATTGCTAACTCATCATTCTCATGGTGGGGATCATGGTTGAGTAAGAATCCAGATAAGAGAATCATTGCTCCAAAGAAATGGTTTGGTACTGGATACACAGCAGCACATGATACTTCAGATCTATACTGTGATAACTGGGAGGTAGTATGACAGAGAGACCACAATCATATGATCTTACTAAGTGTACTTTTATAATACCACTTAGGATTGAGACAGCAGATAGGATGAGGAACATTACCACATCCTTGATATACTTACTGAGTAACTTTGATACTAATGTAATAATAAAAGAGTATGACTCTGAACCTATCTTTGATCTACGTGTTGTTCCTATGTTGGAACAGGTTCTTCCTTATGAGAAGTTGTGTAGGATAGATCATCAGTTCGAGAAGACAAGTGACTTTACTTTCCATAGGACAAGGTTACTAAATGATATGTTATGGCAGGTAAAGACACCAGTCACTGTCAACTATGATAGTGATATACTTTTACCTATCGAATCATATGTGTATGCTCAGAACATGATAGTCAATGAGCATAAAGAGACTGAAGATTCTATACCACCTAAGTTGGTGTACCCTTATGGGTTTGGTAACTATCAGCATCAACTGCATGTAGGTGATGAGGAGGTAACCAAATTTATCAACTCAGGATTTGATTTCAAATCATTTGAGGGTCACATCAGACAGTGGGATGCTAAGTATGGTTTCTGTCAGTTCTTTGACACTGAAGAGTACAAGAGACTGGGTGGAGAGAATGAGAACTTCATTGCTTATGGATATGAGGATGATGAAAGGTTCCTTAGATTCAATATGCTATCCAGTGTTGCCAGAATAAATGATTTTATTTTTCATCTAGAACATGGTAGAACTAAGAACTCTTGGTTCAACAATCCATACATTGAAGACAACAAATCTTTGTGGGAAGAGTTGAAACTCAAAGGTAAGAAAGGATTGGCAAAGTATTATGAAAACGTTGACTACCTGAAGGTTCGTAATGGACAAAAATAAATCAGCATTCAAGTTAGCAGGGTTTCCAAAAGTATTGTGGATCAACCTTGATAGATTCCCTGAACGTAGGGAATATATGGAAGAGCAGTTTGATTATTGGGAAGTCAAAGATCACCATCGTATTACTGCTGTTGATGGTGAAGAGTATGAATCTTACCTAAAGGGTACAGTGCCACCTAGTATGAATAATGGTGAGTTAGCATGTGTCATGTCACATCTAAATGCTATCAAATATTTTGTTGAGGAGACAGACCTTGATGAGATAATGATCATGGAAGATGATGTTGACCTGTCAGTGGCAAGGCATTGGGATTTTACATGGAAAGACATGAGGCGTAAGGTTCCTATAAACTTTGATGCCTTACAACTTACCATAATAAATCCTAATGGTATTACTTTAAAGTTACATCACCGATTCATCAATGACTTTTCTGCTGCTTGCTACCTCATTACTCGTCATCATGCAACTAAGCTCCTCAGGATACACCAGAGAGCGTCGCAATGGAAGATCGATCAAAACATCAGACCAAGAGCAGTCTCGGAAGACTTGATACTTGATAGTGGTAAGTCATACTCTACTCCTTTGTTCAATTATAGATTGGATATGGGATCTGCTATCCACACAGAACATATTGATATCTTTCATAAAGGAAGTAACAATGCCATAGTAGATTTTTGGAGAGAGAATGGTGCTGATGTCAGGATAGAAGAGGTGATGCAATTAGATGAGTATTGTGGTAGAATACCACCACAAGTGTATATAAACCAAGGTAAAAATGAGCAACATTCCTGAAAACTTAATTCAACCTGATTTTACTGAGATGGTAGACTATGGACACATTGGTGTGTTCGATAACTTTTTGAGGTGGGAGTTCTGTGATAAGGTTGTGGAAGCATTTGAATTTTGGTACAATAAAAAGCATATAAAAACTTCAGAAGATATAAACAAGTGGGGTGATGGTACGTCACAGTTTCCTCAAGGTGGATTGGGTAGAAAAGATCACCAACTATACATGGAGGTTGCTGATGCAGCATATGCTATGGAGATCAACCAAGCTGTTGGTGCTGCCTTTGAGATCTATGCAAAGAAGTACAAGGGTATAATTGATGCAGCAGATCCTGTGTCCTCATGGACATGTAAGATACAGAGAACAGATCCTGGTGGTGGATATCATGTATGGCATTGTGAGAATGGTAACTTCTTATATCGTGACAGAGTTGTTACGTGGATGATATATCTAAATGATATTCCTTTTGAGAGTGGTGGTGCTACTGATTTCTATCATCAGGAAAAATCATTCCAACCTAAGAAAGGTACTATAGTTCTGTGGCCAGCAGCGTATACTCATGTTCATAGAGGTGCATTCCTCACTGGAGATCAGTCTAAATATATCGCTACTGGTTGGTTCTCTAGAGAACCAGGTAATGTAACTAACAGAACTCTTGGTGAGTTGTCTGGTAAATTGACATCTGAGGATAAACTAAATTGATTATTTTTTATACGTGTGTCACGAATGGTTACGATAAAATAGTTCAACCATATTGTGATGCTGATAGTAGATTCGTTTGTTTCTATGATGATGGTGTAGAACCAGAAGCAAAGGGATGGGAATATGTACCACTCACTGTTGATGGTACTTGTCCAGTAAGAAGATCTTATCATCCCAAACATTGTCCTCATCTTTATTTTGAAGAGGGTGATACAGTTGTATGGGTTGATGCATCTTACGAAATAACAGAAGCATTAGTAAATGAATCTAAGATTATACTAAAGGATTGTGATTTTGCATTGCAAGAACATCCTTCAAAGAGAACATTGTTGGCAGAGTTTGGTAAGTTATATGAAAAAGGTTTCTCTTCGGAGAAAGAAATCATAAGTATGGCAGAAAAAATAAAGTCAATTGGATATACATTAGATGAATATAATCAAACTATAAACAGTGTCATTTGGAGAGTCCTTACTCCTGAGATAATATCATACTGTGAAGTGTGGAGAAAGTGGTATGACATTGGTGTGAATAGAGATCAGATATCAAGTGCCATAGCAGAGTATGTAATAGCAAAAAAATATAGAAGTCCTTTGTACTTCAAAGCAAAGAGAGTAAAGATAAAAGTGGAGATGGAGAGAACAAATAGACTAAAAGAATACTGGCAATCGTATGAGATAGAAGATGAACCATCTCTTGATAAGCAGGTAGATTTACTGAATAAATTAGCAAAGATATTTGATCAAGACCAAGATCAATTTGTCTTGAACAAGATGTATGCTTGTGTTAGATACCCTCCCTTTGAGTTGAACCCAATCATTCAACCAAAGAATATGATTGTCTATACATGTATTACAAATGGATATGATAAGTTCCCAAAAAATAATTACTATCATCCTGATGTAAAGTATGTCTGTTTTCATGATGGAACTATTGATACTACAATAGGACCATGGGAATATGTTGAATTGAATAAAGAAAATTTCCCAACATTCCTAACAGATGCTGAACTAGATTGTCCTAGACGATTATCATTCTTCCCAAAAGCAAATCCACATTTGTTCTTTCCACCAGGTTCACACACCATATGGATTGATGCTTGTTACCAACATACAAGAGATTTTATAACCAAAGCTAGAAGGTGTTTTCCTTTTACTATGTTGAGACATGCTTCTAAGTTCTCATACTTTGATGAGATATTAGAGGGATTTACTTGTGCGTTCTTCAGTTATGATGATGCTATAACTCTTACTAAGAAACTAAAAAAATATGGGTATAACTTTAGAACATATGGTAGTCCACTAGGATCTATTGTTTATAGAACCTTGACTGCTAACATGAGACAGTTCAACAAGCAATGGTATGATTGGTCACTTGTTGGTTGTAACAGAGATCAGATAGCATTTGATGCTGCACTAAAGTTTTCTGGTATAAGGTTACCATCTGTGTTTGAGAACAGAGGTGATGCTGGAGTACCATTGGGGTACTATAATAAGAAGGGTAGACTGGGTATGCACCCTCAAAATGGTCAGTTAGATCAGCACTTGAGGAAGGAAGAATTGTTACGAGATTTATCAGAGATAACTGGTATGAATCCAAAACTATATACCCAATACCCTGACCATGAATTCTACATGAGAGTGTACAATATTATATGAACTTACTAATCTACACATGTATTACGGATGACTATGTAGATCTTTGTACTGATCTACCTGAAGGTCCAACTTATGTTGTCTTTGGTATAGAAAATCCACCTTCACCTTGGACAGGTGGACAAATAGAAGATCTTGGTGATCCAGTTAGATCATCAAGGAAACCAAAGATACTATGTCCGTTTGATCAACCAAACATATACATTGATGCATCTAAGTTGCATCTAATCAACGAAGAATTTTTGAAGTTGAGTGAAGAGATCTTATCTAGAGATAAGTTCTTTGTCATGCAGCATCCACATGAGCACAGTTATCTTGAAGAAGCTGCAGAGTATGTTAGTAGAGGATGGGTATCATCTGAGAAAGTATTAGAATTTACTACTGAAGTATCTGGCACACCATATGATTTTGAGGAAGCATTTATTCCATTATGTGCAATCTTATGGAGAGGAAAAAGAAATGAAAAGTTTGATAAGTTATGGTGGGAATGGTATAACAAAGGTGGTGTAAGGGATCAACTAGCATTTTCTGTGGCATTGCAGTTAGCTGCTGTTGAATATGAATCAGAAAATGCTAGAACATTTCTTGATAGGTTTACTGATGGTTCCCCAGAGGGTGCTTGGTTTACTCAAACAAATACAAATAGATGTGGTGACTATGAGTATACTGATCCAGAAGATCCCACAGAGTTTGCAGATTTACTAACAGAACTGACTGGGTTGTATGATTGGCAAGAGTATTATAGATCAGGAAAGGATAGAATTACTGGAGAATATTTCTTTGGTGTAGCAGGAAAATATAGTTATGCTATCGAATGGGATGATCCTACAAAGGATCAAATAATAATATACACATCAGTTACTAATTGGTATGATGAGTTCCCTGATGAAAACTATTATGATCCAGATGTAAAGTATGTTTGCTTTACTGATGGTAAAGTAAAGAAGAAAGGTCCGTGGGAGTTCAGGGAGATACCAGCACATGTATTGGAAGAGGCAGGTGCATGTCCTAGGAGGATGTCTGCTTTTGCAAAGTTATGTCCACATAAACTGTTCCCTGTAGGGTCTAAGACTGTGTGGTTGGATGGTTGTTATGTTCATACTAAGGAGTGGGTTGATCAGTGTAAAGAAATACTCAGCAAGAATCCTTACTCAGGTATGGGTGGATGGGGAGCACTAACACATATGCTACATCCTCATAGATTTACATTCCACAATGAGGTAATGGAATGTTTTGCTACGAACTATAATACTAAAGAAGAGTTGATGGAACTTATCAATGCTTTAGTAGAAGTAAACTATGACTTTACAAGTTATTGTTCACCTGTGCTTACATGTATATGGAGAGCAATATCTGAAGAGATGTTTGAGTTCCATGATTTGTGGTGGAAGTATTCTTTGATAGGATCTAACAGAGATCAGATATCATTTGATTGTGCTAGACAATTGACAGGTGTAGAGTGGGATACAATACCTGATTGGGAATCAATAGGTCTTGACCTTACATCATCTGAAGCTAAGAGGTATAGAACAAAAAGACATCCACAGGCAGGTCGTTTCAATGAGTACAGTACTCTTAGTGAAATTATTGAAGAATGTTATCATTTTTTAGCAGAGATTAGACCTATCACTGGTATACAAGATGAGCATCAGATATTTCAAGTGGAAGCACATCAAAGAATATATGATAAGACTAGGTGGGATCCAGAAAGAAATAACTGGTTCGTATTACACGAAGGTACATGGCATTATGATCCTACGTTGATGAAACGGAATGGTAAGACAGTATCGATTCAAGATTATGTGAACAAGGTAGCATTAGGTAGAACTATAGGTGATGTAGACTCCAATGCTAACAATGCTTTCTGGGTCAAGAGACTAAAGGTATCAATGGGATTGAAGAATCTAAAACCAGAACATTATAAGATGCATGTGTGGGATTGGGGATGGTCTTTCGCAGATTATGTTAGAAAAAATGTGTTGGAACCAACACTACCTCCCACATAATCTGTAAAGTTTTGTTATAATAAATAGATCGGTGAGTAAATGCTCACTAAACTTCCCCCTGACCAAGACTAAACGGGGTTACAATTAGTCTTTTTATCTACCAGTGAAGGGATTGGTAGAAATATTATATCGCTCTTACCCTTTGAGCCCTATAAACATTTATTGTCCTCATGACAACTCTTCAAAAAAGGGAACAAGGCTTACTTACAGGTTGGTCTGAGTTCTGCGACTGGGTAACATCCACTAACAACCGCATCTATGTTGGTTGGTTTGGTGTTCTAATGATCCCATGTCTTTTAGCTGCAACAACATGCTTCGTAATAGCATTCATAGCAGCACCTCCTGTCGATATCGACGGAATCCGTGAGCCAGTTGCTGGTTCATTCA